CTGAAGACATACGTCACATAACTGAGGTCGTGAATGACGTGGAAGACAGACAAAAAGAAGACAATAGAGAACTTATTAATGAAATGAAATTATTAGAAGAAAGTCTTGACTTAAAGATAGATAAGGCTTTAAATAATCCTTTAAACAGTATGTCAGCTAAGGGAGGTTGATTATGTGTGATTGTAAAACAGATGCGGACTGTATATGTCGATTAAGATAGAGATGAAAACAGTTCTGCCTTACGTTGTGCTTATTGCAACAATAGGGATGACATGGGGTATGTTTACTGAAAGACTCAACGCAGTTGAGGAAAAGGTTGATAATGTTGCACAAATGCAACAAGACATAGCCATAATTAAATCAAAAATTATTGATGTAGACGATAGAATTGCTTGGATAGAAGAGTTTTTAATTAAAACTTCTGATTTCTAATGGCAATATCTAGAGCACAAATGAAAAAACAAGTATCTGTGGGAGGTACAAAGAAAATGAAGAAAAAAAGATTAAAACCTGTAGATAAAAAGAAAAATCCTGGTTTAGCAAAATTACCAACTAAAGTAAGAAATAAGATGGGATTTATGAAAAAAGGTGGTAGAGTAAAATAAAATGTGTGGGTGTGATACACTTTGCATTAAATGTGAGTCTATGATGGAAAAATGTGAAAAATGTGGATGTCCTTGTCATTGTTCAGATGGCAAGATTTTTGTAAAGTCTTGTGAAGAGTGTGGATGCATAGGGTGTTCTCATGAGGAAGTTGAGGTAGCGATAAATGACTAAATTATGTCCTAGGGGTAAAGCGGCAGCTAAGCGAAAATTTAAGGTCTACCCAAGTGCATATGCTAATGCCTATGCTTCAAAGATTTGTGCTGGTAAAATTAAAGATCCAAGTGGTAAAAAAAGAAAAGATTTTAGAGGTCCTAAACCTGCAGGTAAGGCAGATGGTGGTATTATAGATTTTAATAAAATTTCACAGGATCGTAAAAAAGTTTCACAGTTCAACAAAGGTGGAGTGGCCAGAGGTTGTGGGGCTGTTATGGCAAATAAAAGAAAGTCTACAAAGATTGTTTAAATGGCCAAAGCCGGACTAAAAGAGTGGTTCAAGCAGGACTGGGTCGATATAGGATCTAAGAAAAAAGGCGGTGGGTTTGCTAAGTGTGGTAGAACAAAACAAAAAGCAGATGCTAAGCGAAAGTATCCTAAGTGTGTCCCAAGAGCAAAAGCTAATAGAATGACTAAGGGTCAAATACAATCAGCAGTTTCAAGAAAAAGATCAAAAGCTCAAGGTGTTGGTGGTAAACCAACTAATGTAAAAACATTCGCTAAGAAAAAGAAAAAGGTGTGAAAATGTTAAAATCAAAAAGAAAAATAAAAAAAGTAATAAAAGGATTAAAGAAAGCTTCAAAATTACACGCTAAACAAGCTAAAACTTTAAGTGGAGTTATTAAACAACGTGGAAAAAAAAGATCCTAAAGTAGGCACAGGTAAAAAACCTAAAGGGTCAGGGAGAAGACTATACACAGATGAAAATCCAAAAGACACTGTTGGCATTAAATTTGCTACTCCGACTGATGCGAGGAAAACTGTGTCAAAAGTCAAAAAAGTCAACAAACCTTTTGCAAGGAAAATTCAGATCCTTACTGTAGGTGAGCAACGAGCTAAGGTAATGGGTAAAACTCAAGTTGCAAACATTTTCAAAAAAGGTAAGGACAGCATAAGAAGACAACACGGTGTCAAGAAAAAAACTAGCAGAAAAAATAAAACTTGATGTAATTAATTGGTCCAAGACTGTATTGGAACCAATGAATAAACACATAGGTTTCCCTGCCTGTCCCTTTGCAGCAAAATGGCGTAAAGATGGTAAACTTAGAATAGAAGTTAGACCTGATAGATCTAAGTATGAAAGGCACTTAACTAATGTTTTAAAATCATGGGATAAGAAAAAACATGATATAATAATATTTTGTGACCCTTATTGGGAACAATATGATGGGCAAAAGTTTCAACAAAAGATAGATTTTTACAATAAAACGTATAATCGTAGAGATGTATATTTTATGGGATTTCACCCCTCAGCACCAGCAGATCCTGAGGAACAAGAGTTTTTAGTTGACCCTACAGATGAACCTGTAAAACATGGTGATCTAGAATATTCCATGATGTTAATACAAAAGTTTAAACAACTATACGATGCAAGTTGCAAACTACATAAGATAGGCTATTATAAGAAATGGCCCAAGGACTACTACGATGAGGTAGTAGCTGAAAGGCAAAATACTTATAAAAAACTTTTTAACAAAGGAGTAAAGTCATGATGGCAAAAAAGAAACAAGTAATGAAGAAAGGTGGCATGGCCAAAAAAAAGCAAGTCGCTAAGAAGCGTGGTGGTGGCATGATGCAGAAAAAAATGGGTGGTGGCATGATGAATGTTAGACCTAGAAAAGCTATGGCCATGGGAATGATGGGCGGTGGAATGGCTAAAAAGAAACAAGTCGCTAAAAAACGTGGTGGTGGTATGGCTAAGAAAAAGCAAGTCGCTAAAAAACGTGGTGGCGGCATGATGAAGAAAAAGTAAAATGGCTACCTCGACTACAACTAATTTCAATCTAGAGATAGATGAAATCATAGAAGATGCTTATGAAAGATGTGGAGTTGAAGCTAGATCTGGTTATGATTTAAAATCAGCTAGGAGAAGCTTAAACATTTTATTTTCTGAGTGGGGAAATCGAGGTATTCATTTATGGAAAGTGACTAATCAAACATCTAATTTAACAGCAGGAACTACGACTTATACAGCTCCTAGTGATGCTTCAGATGTTCTAGAAATGACCTTTAGACAAATTTCTTCAGGTACAACTACTGATACGACCATGACAAAAATATCAAGGTCAGAGTATCAAGCTTTACCAAATAAATTTTCTCAAGGTCAGCCTAGTCAATATTACATAAAAAGAAATTTATCAAATGTAGAAATTAATTTGTATCAAACACCTAACACGACAGATACACAAATTAATTACAACTATATAGGTAGAATAGAAGACGCAGGAGCTTACACTAATGATCCTGACGCTCCTTTTAGATTTCTCCCTTGTATGGTTTCAGGATTAGCTTTTTATCTGTCTCAAAAGAAAAATCCTCAAGCAACTCAAAGTTTAAAGTTGTATTATGAGGATGAGTTACAGAGGGCTCTTACAGAGGATGGTCAAAGATCATCTGTTCATATTGTTCCTCAAAATTACTTTGTAAACGGATCGTAAATGGCAACTTTTGCTACAGGTAAGTATGCTATTGCTATATGTGATAGATGTGGACAGCAATATAAATTTCATCAATTAAGACAGGAGTGGAACGGATTAAAAACTTGTCCTGATTGTTTTGAAACAAAACATCCACAACTAGAACCATCTTATCACAGTGCAGATGCACAAGCCTTACCTTGGGCTAGACCTGCTAGGCAAGAACCTATTATTGTTTTTGTAGGATCATCAGGAGATAGTCCTTTTACTTCAAATGGTATGCAACCGTCTAGTGAAAGCAGAGAGTTGCTTATTGGATCAAGTGTTGGTAAAGTAAGTGTGGAGATATCATGAATTATTCTGAGCTTTTAGACAACGTAAGAAACTATACAGAGGTAACAAGTGATGTGTTGTCTAACTCTGTAATTAATGTTTTCATAACTAATACGGAAAATAAAATTGCTAGACAAATGGACTCCGATGATCAAAGGAGATACGCCACTACATCCTTTGAGGCTAACAACGCTTTCTTAGATGTGTCAGGACCTGAGGGAGGTTTTAGATTTGCTAGAGGATTACAGTTAGTAGAAACTGATGGAACTAGGACTTGGTTGCAACAAAGAGATGCTACTTTTATGGATGAGTATTCTCCTGAGAGATCAACCACTGACAGTAATTTTACAGGTAAACCAAAATATTGGGGTAATTGGGATGGCAATACTTTAGTAGTCGCACCTACTCCTAATTTAGCTTACACGGTTGAAATGTGGTATGATGAAACTCCTGAGAGATTAGGAAATGGTTCAGGGAGCACTAGCACTACAACTTTTGTTTCAAATAATGCACCTGAAGTTTTATTATATGGGACTTTATCAGAAGCTTATTCATACTTGAAAAATCCACAAGATATGCAATTATACGAAGGTAAGTACCAAGTGGCTCTGCAAGATTTTGCACAAGAGCAAATGGGTCGTAAACGTAGGGATGAGTATCAAAATGGTGTGTTACGAATTCCGATAAAATCGCTAACACCATAAAGGGAGTAAATAAAAATGGCAATAAATCAAGCAGTGTGTGCTTCATTTAAAAAAGAGTTGTTGGCAGGAGATCACGATATTGATAACGATACAATCAATCTTGCTCTATACACAAACTCTGCAACTTTAAATGGAAACACTACAGCGTTTTCAGCAACAAACGAAGTTGGAAACTCAGGAACATATGCTAGTGGCGGAGCAACTCTAACTGGTGCAACCATTGGATTAACAGCAACTAGTGCAACAGCATCAACAGCATTTGTTGATTTTGCAAACGTAAGCTTCACTTCAGCTACAATATCAGCTCAAGCAGCTTTGATCTATAATAGATCATCAACAAATACAAATGCAGCTATTGCAGTTTTAGATTTTGGTAGTGTTAAAACATCAACAAACGGAACATTTACAATCGCATTTCCAACTAACGATGCTTCAAGTGCTATATTAAGATTATCTTAATATAGAAGGTCATTACCATGGCAGATGCTTGGAATGAGGGAACGTGGGGACAAGGCTTTTGGGGCCAACAAAGTTCGATCACAGTATCTGTTACTGGGGTATCAGCGTCAACAGCTTTAGGAACTGAAAGTGTTGTTGGAGATAGTTTAGTAACATTAGACTCATTACAAGTTACTTCTGCATTAGGTACGGCAGAGGCAGAACAAGTATCTGTCTTTAATTTAACAGGTGTTTCATTCGAAACACAATTATCAGGCGTAACAGTAAACGAAGGTGCCGGTGTAGTTGCCAGTAGCTTATCTATGTCCTTTGCAACAGGAGATGAGTCTGCTACAGGATCAGTGGACGCAGGTTGGGGTAGAGGCACATGGGGTTCTTTTGCTTGGAATGAAAATATAGAATTTATAACTAACGTCAGTAGCGTGTCCATGTCCACTGCGTTAGGAACCACGACACAAGAAGTTGGAACTGGTGTCATAGTTTCTGTAACTGGTCTATCAATGACCTCAACGGCAGGAACATTAGAGGTTTCAGAGGCAACTGCTTTAGTAAATCCAACAGCTCTTACGGTGGGTGTGGCCTTATCTGGAGCGTCAGGAATTACTGGTGAAGGTAATGTTGGTGTTATAGCACCTTCCGATCAATTAGATTTTGCTATTGGAACACCAGTAATCGATATATTTACACAAGTAGATGCACCTTCAGTGGCCATGACTTCAGCCTTAGGTAGTGTAAGTACCACTGCTGATGCTTTAGTTACGCTTGGTAGCTTATCAAGTAGTTTCTCCTTAGGCACAGAGACAGTTGAAGTCGGTACTGGTGTGATAGTCAGTGTTTCCACAGTAGCTCTAACTTTTGCAGAAGGTACAGCACAAGGTATCGGAGAGGCTGTCGTAAATGTAACAGGAATAGATTTAACAACAGTTCTAGGAGATACTTTTGAAACACCTTGGGCAAATGTGGTAACAGGAGCAAGTAACACATGGACGGAAGTAAATGCAGCATAAAAAAAATGTTGCTAGGATATTAAAAAAAGATATATTTTAGAGAGGTATAAAAATGAGTAGTACATTTTCAGACAGACTTAAATTAGAACTTATGGCAACTGGTGCAAACGCCAACACATGGGGGACAAATACCAATAATAACCTAGAGGTTCTTGATGCTTTTTCAGCAGGATATTTAGCAAAATCTGTAGCTGGTTCATCTAATATAACATTAACTACAGCTAACGCCTCAGACACAGCAGAGTCATCAAATAAAACTATTGAATTAACTGGAGCTTTAACAGGTGCGATAAGTGTATTTATTCCTGCTGTGGAGAGTGAATATAACTTTTTTAACAATACTTCAGGTTCTCATAATTTAAAAATTTCAGCTACTGGTCACGATGCAAATGGAGTCGTAATTGCACAAGGAGCTAAGACTACAGTATTTTGTGACGGTGCTTCAAACTTTAACGTAGAAATAATTTCATCCACTGATGCAGGAGCCTTAGGATCTGGAACTTTACCAGATGCAAGATTTCCTGCTACTTTACCCGCAGCTTCTGGTGCAAATTTAACAACTTTAAACGCAAGTGAATTAGATTCAGGAACAATTCCAGATGCAAGATTTCCATCGACTCTTCCTGCCTTAAATGGTTCTGCACTTACAGACTTGAATGCAACTAACCTTGCAAGTGGCACAGTCGCAGATGCAAGATTACCTACCGTTCCAACTACAAAAGGTGGTACAGGTTTAACATCAATTGGAACTGCAGGACAAATTATACAGGTTAATTCTGGAGCAAGTGCTTTAGAATTTGCAGATCCAGCAGGTGGTGGTATTGGAAGTTCAACAACTACAACTTTTAATAACTCAGGCACTTTCACAGCAGCCTCAGGTTCACAGTTTATTTCAATCTCCGTAGTCGGTGGTGGCGGTGGTGGTGGAGGAGGTCACAACAGTGGTGGTGGAGGCCAAGCAGGTCAAGCTTCTTCTTTTGGATCTTTCTTAACTGCTAACGGTGGTAACGCTAGTGGTGGTGGTGGAGGAGGCAGTGGTGGTACTGCAAGTTCAAATATTCCTTACGCAGGTTTCGGTGGAAACTCTGGAAACTCTGGTGTTTTACCGGGACGAAGTGCAGGTGGTGCAGGTCAAGTAGGTGGTTTCGCACCAGGTGCTGGTAACGGTGGTGGAGGTGGAACCTTCAACCAAAACAACGCTAGATCTGGCGGTGGTGGTGGAGGAGCAGGTGCTTGTTACGCTGTAATCGGTGCACCACAGTATTCTCCAGCAGGTCAAACAGTTACCGTAGGTTCAGGTGGTAACGGTGGTGGCGGTGGTCCTCAGTCTAATCCAGGTGGAGCAGGTCAATCAGGTAAAGTCACAATCGTGGAGTTTATATCATAATGGCTAAATTTGTATTAATAGACTCAAATAACAGAGTGTTGTATGTGGCTGACTCTAGACCAACAATAGCGGGTGGAGATGAATATATCGAGGTAAGTAATGATTCAGTTGCTAATCAATGGTATTATGATGGCACAGATGTGCATGAATTTAAACCCTATGATATTGAAGAAGTTAGAGTCATGAGAAACGAAAAATTAGAACAGTCTGATTGGATGGTGCTAGAGGACAGTCCTTATAAGGCCACTGGTCAAGAGTCCAACCTAGCTAATATTAAGACCTACAGGCAAGAACTTAGAGACTTTCCAAACGAAAGCACATCATATAACGAAAACAACATTAATTGGCCCACATTGACATTAAGTTAAAGCTAAGTATTATATCTTAAATACTTAGAAATGATTGTTAATCAGAATTTTATTATAAGCGAAGGTTATTTTCCTGATCATGTTTGTCATGACATAATTCAATCAGCTAAAAATCAACAAGAAATAGATGGTGTAATACAAAAAGGTGATGATAAAAAAGTAAGAAATTCTAGAGTAACTTGGTTAAAAGACAAATGGATATACGATTGGATAGAGGGATTAGTATATCAAATAAATCAAGAGCAAGATTGGAATTTTGTTTTAAGTGCTCCAGAGGACATACAGTTTACTAGATATAAGGTGGGTCAGTTCTACGGATGGCATCAAGATGTTTATGAAAATTTACCTAATGGACTACAAAGAAAAATATCGGTTGTTATACCTTTAGTCGACTCTAATGAATACGAGGGTGGAGATCTCCAGTTTTATAACCCAATGGAAAATCCAAATAAAAGTCAAGAAGATAAGATAATAAAATTAGAAAAACTTAGAATAAAAGGTAGTGCTATAATCTTTCCAAGTTATATTTATCATCAAGTTACACCAGTAACGAAAGGTGAAAGATTATCTATAGTGATATGGTTTAACGGAGAAAAATGGAGGTAGAAAATTTATTCGATAAACATAATTATGTGGTCGTTCAAAATGCTATCAGTCAAGAGTTAGCAGATTTTGTAAAAAATTATTTTTTAATGAAAAGAAAAGTAGTGGACCAAATGAAATATACAAAAATTATTTCACCGTTCATAGAGTATTTAGGTGTTTGGAATGATGAGCAAGTTCCAGGAACATACAGTCATTACGCTGATTTTGCTATGGAAACTTTACTAAGAAAATTAAAACCTTTAATGGAAACTCAAACAGGTAAGAAACTTTATGAAAATTATTCCTATGCAAGAATTTATAAATATGGCGATACTTTGTACAGACACAAAGATAGATTTTCATGTGAAATATCAACTACTCTTAATTTAGGTGGAGATCCATGGCCAATTTATTTAGATCCTACAGGAGAGACAGGTAATGAAGGCACGGAGATAAATTTAAGACCAGGAGACATGTTAATTTATAAGGGTGCATTGTGTGAGCATTGGAGATACGCTTTTACTGGTAGTCAGTGTGTGCAAGTGTTTTTACATTATAATGATGTAAACACAGAAAACGCTGAAAAAAATAAATACGATACTAGACCTTTTTTAGGTTTACCCTCATGTTTAAGAAAACAATAACTTTTAAATCATCATATAAAAAAGAACTTATTGAGCCAGTGCCAATAAAAAAATTAGCTCCAGAATGGTATAAAAAATTACCAAATTATTATGGGAATAAAACTATTTTCCAAGATGCAACTGCAAAAAAATGTGTGCCAATGTTAGATGCATTTACCTCTGGTTATGCAATATTAAATCCAGTTGACATCATATTTTGGCACGAAACAAAGGATGACAAAAAAGGAATAGGATTTAGATTACCAGATAGTTTACATATAGATGATTATCCAGGAATTAATGTTGGTATTGAGTTACACAATAGTAATCAAATAAATCAAGGCTTTGTAAGACCTGATGAATATGACATACCATTTAAATATTTAAATCCTTGGATTATAGAAACTCCAAAAAATTATAGCTGTTTATTTATAAATCCTCTCAACCATGGTGGAGGGAGAGGTATTAGAACATTAGACGCAATAGTAGAAACAGATATGTATTACAACCAAGTCAACTTTCCTTTTTTCTTAAAAAAGTTTGACGAAAAAAAATCATTTTTGTTAAAAAAAGGAGACCCTGTAATTTTGGTTTTTCCTTTTATAAGAGATCAATGGCAAATGAAAGTCTCTGACATTGACACAGATAAAAAACAACATGTACATTTTAATTTATTTAATAATATTGCAGATAATTACAAAAGAAAAATATGGAGGAGAAAAAATTATGATTAGTAACTACATAATAAAATGGGGCGTGAAAGAAGTAAACACCGATAGTACAGAGGGAAAAATAAATTTTTTTAACAAAATGCTTTTACTCATAAGCAAAACTTTTACTTTTAAGTTAAGTGGTGCACATACAATTGAAAAAGATATGAATTTTTATTACTTTGATGAGGGTAGCACTGATTGGTTTTTTGACCCACAAGATAGAACTTTTAACATGTTTTACACAAAGTCAATTAAAGATTTAAATTTAGAGGCTATTTTATTAAATGAGTCTAAGAAAATTACACTAGAACCTAATTGTTTATATTGTATGCCTTATTGGATGAGTTATAAATTTAGTTCAGAAACAAAACATAAACAAGAGCTGATTAATTTAAAGTTGCTTACAGAAACTAGACCGAAGCTCATAGCTAATGGAACACTTTGGTGATGTTAAAAATATACGATAATCAAATACAAAATAAAGAGGACATTTACAAAGAGATATGTTCTTTACCTTATAATTTTGGAGAGACCGATAATGTAGATTCTAAGCCTACTGGTTTAACCACTGAATTATCAGAAACAACATTAACCTATAAATCCATATATGCATTTGTAAAAGAAAATGAGACACTGAAAGATAAAATTATACACCGTACTTTTGTTAATTTATTTATTCCTGGAGAATATGCTAATTATCACACAGATGGTTCTTCTAAAGAGTATACTTTACTCTATTATGCAAATCTTAATTTTGATTTAGATGAAGATGGTGAAACAAAATTTTTATCAGAAAATAATACTTTATCATCTATTTTACCTATACCAGGGAGAATAATAGTTTTTCCAGCAGACTATAAGCACACAGCTTCTCCTTACAGAACGCAACACAGATTTACAGTAGCTTTTAAATTTAAGGAGAAAACATGATACAACCAGATGAATTAAAAGAAAAAAACTTTAAAGTATATTTAGGAATGCCAATGTACGGAGGAATGTTATGTGAGGCCACGTTACATGGTTTACTTGAGGTTCAACAATGGACCATGGCTAAAGGAGTTGGATTACGTTTTCAATCCATGGGAAATGAAAGTCTAATAACCAGAGCTAGAAATACAATAGTTTCAATGATGATGGATGACAAAGATTTTGTGGCAACTCACCTTTTATTTATTGATGCAGATATAGGTTTTAGTTGGAGAAACATAGAACGATTACTATGTGCAGATAAAGATATAGTTTGTGGTATATATCCTAGAAAACACTTACATTTGGAAAAAGCATCTAAGTGGATTAAAGAAGACCCTGATATTAAACCTGATGACTTAGAGGCTAGAATACTTGGGTATAATCTTAATTTTGATGATCCTTCTCATCTTAGAGGTCAAAACGGTTTTTTTAGAGTCAGTGAAGCGGCCACAGGTATGATGCTAGTTAAAAGAGAAGTATTTAGAAGAATGTTTAAAAAATTTCCTGAAAGAAAGTATGAGTCTGACCAAATAGTTAATGGTGAATATTTTAAATCTGATAATTGTTATGATTTATTTGCTGTTGGTCCGTATGAGACACAACATGTGGATGGTAAACCGATGATTAGATATCTGTCTGAGGATTATTATTTTTCAAGATTATGGCAAGAATGTGGTGGTGAGATATGGGCTGATTTAGCTATGCCACTGACACACTTTGGTAATAGAGCCTACAAAGGACACGTTGGTAGTCTTGTGGCTGAAAAGAAATGAGAATAATAGAAAATTTTTTACCTGAGAATAATTTTAGGTTTATTCAAAAACTTTTAATGTCAAATAATTTTCCTTACTATAGACAAGAATGGGTAGGTACACCTGATGATATCTCATTAACTTCATTACTTACACATTTGTTGATATATGATGGAGAAAAAAGAACGGATGAGGCTTTTCAAAAAATTATAATGGAGCCTATTGCCAATAGGTTAAAACAAGAAAACAATTTTTTAAATATTGTCAGAGCAAAAGTAAACTTATATCCTTATCAAAATGAACACATGAAAAGCACTTATCATGTGGATCAGGATATCGAACACAAAGTCTTATTGTTACCTATAAATACAAACAATGGCTATACTGAGTTTGAAAACGGAACAAGATTTAAATCTATCGAGAACACAGCTATTATCTTTAACGGTAATTTAAAACATAGATCAGTAAGTCAGACTGATAATTCTGCAAAAATTAATATAAACATAAACTATTATTATGAAACTTAGATTAATACAGACCAATTGCTCTGCTATCAATAGCATCTATGTTTATGAAAATTTTCTAGAGGATCTATCGTATTTAAATATTTTAAAAAATAAAATTATTGAATATACAAAAACTGGAGAGTTAGATTATAAAACAAATGTTTTAGCAAAGATGACAGGATGGAAAAAACTTTTGGAGGATGATGATTTTAATAGAATACATCAAAATATAATACACACTTTATATAATATTATTAATATGAGAAATCCTACACCAAACGAAGAGATAGCTTTTGGATACAGAGACTCATGGGGTATGAGTCATGGTGAGGGTGATTACACTAAAGATCATATACATAATTTTTCACATTTTTCAGGGTCTTTTTATTTTGAAGTGCCAACAACTACGAGAATGTGGTTTGAGGATTATCAAGAAGAAATAGAATTAAAAGACAACATGTTAGTTTTATTTCCAGGTTTAACCAAACATCGTGTTACAGCTCATACTGGTGAAAAACAAAGATATTCAATGGCTTTTAATTTAGATCTAAAAGTAGTATAACAGTAAAATGCCCTTAGTAAATTTTAGACCAGCACCAGGAATAAACAAGGAAGTCACTGACTATACAGGTCAGGGTAAGTGGACTGATGGAGATATGGTGCGTTTTTTTCAAGGATTACCACAGAAAATAAAAGGTTGGGAAAAATTTATAAGCACCACCTTAGTTGGTGTAGCAAGAGATCAACACTCATTTGTAGATTTGGATGGCATAAGATTTAATGCAATAGGCACAGACAGAAAACTATACATATTCACAGAGGGATTAGCTTATGATATTACCCCTATAAGAGAAACTCAGGCTCTCACAAACCCCTTTACCACTAACGCAACAACATCAGTGGTGGTTACAGATACTTCTCATGGTGCAGTAAAAGGTGATTTTGTAACATTTGACTCATTCTCAGCCATTGATGGTCTTGACATGAATAAAGAGTTTGAAGTTACATCAGTGGCTAACGCAGATGCTTATGTGGTTACACATACTAGTGCTGCATCTGGTTCAACAGCAAGTGGTGGTGGATCAGGTAACGCTAAATATCAAATATCCATAGGACCAGAATTATCAACTTCTGCATTTGGTTGGGGCACGGATGGTTGGAGTGTTGGAACTTGGGGAACTCCTTCAACGACTTCAAATGTTACATTAGAGGCTAGACAATGGTCACTAGATAATTTTGGTGAAAACTTAATAGCTACAGTTTTAAATGGTGGAGCTTTTGAATGGAAGCCATCTTTAGGAGTATCAACAAGAGCAACAGCAATCACCAATGCACCAACAAAGTCTAGATTAGGTTTGGTGTCTACACCTGACAGACATTTAATATTTATGGGAACACAAAAAACCATAGGAGGAACTAACCCACAAGACGATTTATTAATTAGGTTTTCTAATCAAGAGGATATTAATACATATCAACCAACAGCAGAAAATACTGCTGGATCATTACGAATAGCTGACGGATCAAGAATCGTAGCCGCAGAAAGATCAAGAGGTCAAATTCTTATTTGGACAGATACTTCACTACACGCAATGCAATTCATAGGACCACCGTTTACTTTTGGTCTAAGACAATTAGGTCAGAACTGTGGGGCGATAGGTAGTCATGCCGCTGTTGATATAAACGGTATAAGTTATTGGATGTCACAGGACTCTTTCTTCTTGTTTGATGGTTCCGTTAAAAAATTACCGTGCACCGTGGAACAATTTGTTTTTGATAATATTAATATTACAGGATCTGAAAATGCCTTTGCAGGACATAATGGAGAGTTTAATGAAATTATGTGGTTTTATCCACGAACAGGTTCAGATCAGATAAACGCTATCGTAGCTTACAATTATTTAGAAGGCACATGGTGGACAGGGACCTTAGCAAGGACCACTTGGATAGATCGAGAAGTTTTTGATAACCCAGTGGCATCAGAGTATTTTGAAAATACTACTGCTAACAATGAAGTTATCTTAGGACTAACAGATGGAGCCACTCAGATGTTTTCACATGAGGTTGGTAACGATGCAGATGGCACTGCCATCACAGCTTTTGTAAAATCAGGAGCAGTTGAGATAGGTGAGGGTAATGATTTCTTGATTGTGCAAAAACTTATACCTGACGTGCAAAATCAATTAGGCACACTAAATGCAAAATTAGAATTTAAAAATTATCCTAATAACAGCACAAGTGTTATTAAAACTGCAACTTTTACTGACGCTACTGAGTTTGTAAGTTTGAGAGGAAGAGGTAGAGAGTTTACAGTTAATGTTGTTTCCAACACTACAGGAACTTCTTGGAGATTAGGAACACAACGTTTTGATATACAACCTGATGGTAGAAGATAAAAAGCCTTTATACAATTTTAAAAACAATTCAGGCACAGACATTGCTCCCTTAATTCAAGCCATAAATGTTATAGGCCAAGATTTGGTCGGTTGTGAATTAGGAGCACATAGAGGCTATAGCACAATGACCATGTTGCACAATTGTTCTCTTAAAAAACTTTTTGTCATAGATAATTGGAAGCCTTACATTGATTATTTAAAACAAGAACCAGACGGTCAACCTGCTTACATAATTAATGAAATAGACTCTGAGATAAATGAGTTTTTGTTTAACAATCATTTAAAATACTCTGGGTCACAGGACAAGGTGTCGATAATAAAAAAAGACTCATTAGACGCTGTAAAAACTTTACAAGACAATAGCTTAGATTTTTTATTTTTTGATGCCATGTTAGACAAAAATCAAACGTATGAAGAGGCTCATGCCTTTTACCCTAAACTTAAACAGAGTGGCTATTTTATGGGTCATGATGCAAACTGTTTTCAACAAGTCATTGAGCCTATAAATAAATTTAAATTAGAGGTTGGTAATACCAATAAACTCATGGTTTATAATAATACTTTTCTATTTAAAAAATAACATGGTATAAAACAACATGGCAAAATTAACCATTACTAGATTTCCTGATCCAAGGGAAGAATATGAGAGAGGTCAACAAGCTGAACTAATAAGGCAACTTGAAGCTATCGTATTACAATTAAACAGCTCTTACACACAAGATACACAAGAGGAGTCGACACGAAGAAGTTGGTTTTTTTCTAATGGCTGATGTATTTAAAAGATTTATAACAAACGTAACAACAACAGATCTTACGACAGTGTTTACTGTGCCAACTGCTAATGTTGCTGCAACACCTCCAGTTCCTGTTTCTACTTTTATAGTAAAAACTATCAACGTTCACAATTATGATGGATCTGCTTCAGTAACTTTGAATATAGATCATAATGATGGTAGTGCTGACTTTCAAATATTTCAGGTGGACGTATCAGCTACAAACACTAACACTATTAGTACTAGCATGGTATACCAAGAGGGAGACGCTATGAAAGTACAAGCTAATGCTGCATCAAGAGCGATGATAGAAGTATCATTGTTAGAGGTTAAACAACAGCTTTAGTGGATTATATTTTTAAAACAAAAGCATTAGATCATGAAAAAGTAAAACAACTTTTATTAGATCAAATCAACTCAATACCAAACAACCCTGTAGTAGAAAATCAACAAAACATATTTCATACCGACTGGAATTTACCAAGAGCGATGCACAGAGAATATTTCAAGTTATTTTCAAAAACAGTTTCAAATCATTTAACAGAAATGGTTAAGGCTTTACAAGTTGATAAGTGTGAGATTAGTTCTTTTTGGTTTCAAAGATATAAACAAAATGGTTCTCACCCTTGGCACACACATACTTGTTGTCATTACGCTAACGTTTATTTTTTAGAATGCCCAAAGGGATACAGCACAAAATTTAAACATTTTGACAAAGAATGTGAGGAAGGGGATATCATAAGCTTTCCTGCTTTTTTACCACACATGTCACCACCAATAGAAAGTAATAGTATGAAAACTATTATAAGTTTTAACACGGACTTTATAACATAGGAGAAAATTATGTATTTATTAGCAACTGTGCCACCAGAGGTATCATCTAAATTAGATGAAATCGTAAAACAAAAACACACAATAAAGGCTAATCATGATCTAGCAGGTAATATAAAAAATGAGTTTATGATACCAGATGCAAAGCCAATTATATGGCCCCTTCTTGATATTTTAATAAAAGAGTGGGCTAAAAAATATCCATCTGAATTTGCTAGATTAGGGAGCATGAGTAATCAAGAAGAATTTAGATTAATGCTCTTTAATACTTGGGTTAATTTTCAGAAAAAACATGAATTTAATCCAATACATACTCACGATGGAGTGTTTAGTTTTGTTATTTGGCACAAAGTGCCTTTTACTCAAAAGGATGAGTACGCTAGATTTCCTAATATGAAAGAAGATCAAATAAAAGCAGGTCATTTTGCTTTTGTCGTAACAAATCAAATGGGTAAAGTAATTCAACATGATATGTGTGTAGACAATACATGGGAGGGTAAAATGGCTTTGTTCCCTGCTGATCTTAATCATATTGTTTATCCTTTTTACACGTCTGATGAGTATCGAATATCCATATCAGGTAACGTTGGGTTTCAATTATAACTGTTGATTTCATAGCTTTTCGCCTATAAAACTATATTATGGCGAAAATTGTAGATGAACCCATCCTATTACGTTATGACGTGATTGATGGTAAAAAAGTTCCTGTTTATAGTGCCAAGGTAGAGACAACAGTCACCAACACTAAGACAGGGCAAGAGTATAATTCACATGAGGAGTGTCAGGCAGACATTGACAATCCTGAAACAGACACAAAAGAGGAAGACATTAGAAGAGACGTTAATGTAATAGCTCCTAATTTATTCAGTGGAGCCGCTACAGGCGAGGAGTAAAATGCAACAAAAAAGCTACGCACAAGTTTATGAAATGGGTCTTGGATCGTTAATCGGTGATTTTTTTCAAAACGTTAAAGACACTGTTAAAGGCGTAGCAAAAGCTGTTGCTCCGATTGCTCCTTTCGCAATACCTTTTCTAGCTCCTGCATTAGCAGGTACAGGAATAGGAGGTTTATTAGGAGGTGGTGTTGGTAAATTTCTTACAAGTAGATTAGGTCAAGCAGCATTAGGTGCAGGTATAGGGGCATTAGCAGGACAAAAACCATCTCAGATTGCAAAAAATTTAGCTCTTCAAACTGCCACCACAGGTATTCAGGGAATATTAGATACCACTAAAGGTCAGGGTACTCTTAGTGAAAGGTTTATGAGTGGGGTTAGAGGAGTAGAATTACCTAAAGTGACAAACGTTCCTGTGAATAGAGATTTTGCAAGTGCAATTCAACAAGATATTGATGTGGGTAATATATCTCCTAATACAGTTGCAGAGGCTCTTAGTGGTGCAAGTTCTCCATTACCATTACCACCTGAAACTGAAAAAAATATTTTTGAAAAAGCTTTTTCTGCTATTAATCCAGCAGATAGATCTGTCAATCCTGATTTTGTAAAAACTAAAAGATTTGCAGAGCTGACAGGGAACCCTCTGTCTGATGAAGCGATTGAGGCTTTAGGAGTTCCTAAAGATGCTAGTTTTACTTATCAATACGGACCTGCTTTATATACAGCGTTCACGGCAACACCTATTCTTGAGCAATATTTAGGACCTAAAGAAGAGGAATTTGAGACGACTACTGAACGAGAAGACTTATATACACCAAACTATGCCCAATATCAGTTGTTGGATATCACAGGCCCTGAGGGTATTGCTCCACTGCTCGTGGCAGAGGGGGGCGAAGTTACAGGGTTTGCAGAGAATGGTGGTAAAAAAATACAACATCCTGAAGGTGACACAAAAGAACATCCAAAACGAATTGGAGAAATAGTAGGTCCCGGAACAGGAACCTCTGATGACATACCAGCCATGTTGAGTGATGGTGAGTTTGTTATGACTGCTAAAGCTGTAAGAAACGCTGGTGGTGGATCTAGAAAAGAGGGAGCAAAAAACATGTATAAAATGATGAAAAGTTTAGAAAAGGGTGGTAGTTTATCACAACAAAGTATAGGAATGGCATAATGAGTATAACTGAGCAAATAGTAAGAGAATCACCTGAAGTAGAAGCTAGAAAACTGGGTTTATTGGACACTGCCAAAGCTTTAGCAGATAAACCTATAGTTTTACCTGAGCAACAAGTTGCTACTTTAACCC